GTTAAGTACTTGACCTTGAAACGCCAACAGGTTTCTAGACGCAGCCTGTTTGAACATCTGCTTCTGCGTGTCGTTCTTTAGACCATCCGCAATTCCGCTTGCGGACTGAATCATTGCATCGTTGACTGCCTGAAAGTTTGATTCAGCGTCAACGCCCTGCATGTTCATGTATCCATTTTGTCCGTTCAGCAGTTGCTGTGTCGATTGCAGGAACTGGACATCAGCAGCCTTGGCGCCAGCCTCGTCAATTGCGTCTTGGATGTTGCTACCTACATTCCAAGCGACATTGCCAGCGCGGGTCATTGCCTCACCCAATTGCACTTGTTGATCTGCCGCTAAGTTGCGTACTGGCTCAACGCCTGGCGCCTGTAGCGGAACATCGCCTCCGTCTTGCAAATTAGCCTGTGGAACAAACGATGAAGGTACTGTTGGCATTGTTTATCCAAATCTTACTGCTGAGTCCGCAGCGATTAGTTGGTTCAATCGGTTGTCACGCGCCCAGTTCTGACCAATGGATGCGGCGCTGGTCAACAGACTGGTTGACATTCCCATGTAGGGACTGATCGTTCCAGCCGTGGTGTTTAAGTTGTCGGCGCTCAAGCCAGACATAACGGACTGGTTGCGGTAGTTCATTGCTTGGTTCCTGATCGATTCAGCCTGTCGTACGCTGTTCGCAGACATAGTCATCCTGTCAATCTCTTTGATCAGATCCATGCTTCCAATGACCTCTGCGGCGCTTCCTACGCCACCCTGAATGCCGCGAGCAGCCATTGACGCCTTGGCTGACGATTTAGCCTGACCAGCGCCCATTGTGTAGCGACCAATCTGCTTGGCGCTTGACAGCATTGACTGTTGCGCGCTGAACTCCGCGCTTTTGGCGTTGATCGCAGACATCTCAGACTGGAACTGTTGGTTGAGTGCTTGGCTCTTGAGTTGGTTCTGAGCGCTCTTGGCTTGGTAGAAAGTTCCGATTGCGCTGTTGGCGGCGCCGAAAATCGCCATGATAGGGCCAAGCGTTTGCAAGCCTTCGGCAAGACCTGACGCAAATGATGGTTGCATAGGGCCGACAAACCCAGCACTGCCTGGCTGTAATGGATCGTATGTTGTGTTAAACGCTGACATATTTATGCTCCTATTACCGCTTCAATTGTTACGCCAACAATCGTCAATGGCAGTGGATCAGCCTGACGAATGTAGATTTGACCGCCTTGCGCCCATGTAGGTGTGATGTTGACGCTTATTTCGTCGCTACGCAGCGCTGGCGGTGATCCGTATGGCTCGTTTGTCCGCATCTTTGCTTCAGTCAACTTGTCAGCGGTAGGGCCGACAAACAATCCGCTTGACTGAAACACGCGCACCCAAGCCTGATTAATGTTCTTGACTCTACCCTGACCAAACGCCTCGATGTTCAGTGTCAGCGGAAGAGTTTGCAAGTCGCTGAAGTATTGCAAGCCAACATGTATCTTGACTGCCGCTCGCTCAATCGAGATTGAGCCGCCAACAACAACTTCGCTTGGCAACACGGCGCCGTCCGCCAATATGGAAACGGTCTTGCCTTCCAAGTGTGACAGACCAACAACAGAATTTCGTGCGAAGGCTCCATTTGATATAGGCACATTGCGGAACGCCACCGCCAGAACCTTGTCGGGTCGAGCCTGAACCACGGTGGTCGATGAGCATCCTTCAATTGTCAGCCTGTACTGTGTTCCGTCAGTTGCCGTGAATACGAACGCATCCCCAATGTCTGTCAGCGCTGGGAACGCAAAGATTGGGGTGGACGCCGTAATAGTCAGCAGTTCAGTTGGCCCCCAAAGTGTTCCACCAGACACGGTCACGGTTGTTGCTGTTGTGTTGTTTCCGTCATAAGTCAACCCTGAGTCAACAAAGAAACAATCCTCAAGTGAGTCAAACGCATTGGACGACATGCGCTCAACATAACGAACTGAATTGCCATTGACCGTTCGCTTTACGACAACATACAAATGATCTTCGTTACCTTCGGCGACACAGGCGCAACTTTCAAACACGCCATCAGTGTCGTGCTGGTGCCAAGCGCCAACTTGTTGCTCAGGCACATAGGTCAATCCCAACAGCAGACCAGTCGATGAAATAAACCAAAGCAACGGATGAGGCGACTTACCGTAGCACATGTCCACAATGTCGTAGTTGTCAAACAAGTGTGCGGCGCGCAGGGACAGATCGCCTGTGATGTATCCGTTGGACTGCCATGAGTATCCCAATTCACGAATGTGACCACCACGCGCCGCGCAATAGACCATGCTGTTGTTGACAATTGACGGCTGCACATTGTTGGCGCCAATATAAGATTGTGGGCGTACTGAGATTGTGGTTGGCGTAATCGCATCGCTGTTGACTGGGGACACACGCCACTCAGCAGCGCTGGTCAGCAGCATTAATTGTTGCAACGGAACAATGTGTCGAATGGTGTTGGCTTCTCGCGCCGCAACCTTGAATGAGATGCGGTCGTCGTCATTGACAGGTAAGCGGTACGACATATCGCTCTCAGTGCCTGACCGTGTCATCCACAATTGCTGTGGATAGTTTGTTGTTCCTGCAAATACTCGGCGTTGCTCAAAGTACGAAACAGCGCCAGGGTAATTGCCAGCACTATTAAACACCGTCTCAACAATTGGAGGCGTGATTCCCATGTCTGGCGCAATATTGTTGTCTGTGAATGACAAAGCCTCAGTCTGTCCAATGTATCCATACAGACCAGACTGGATCTTGTAGATGTTGTATCGGATAGCGCCAGACACAGCAGACCAAGTAATTGTATTAAACGCGCCATTGACATACAGATTGTTAGTAGCGCTTGCGCTTGCAGATGGAAGACTCTCATCAATTCCGTTGGCGCCAACAGCGGTAATTTGATATGAGTTTACTATGTCAAATATCTTTGTTCCATATTCAACTGTGCCGCCACTTGTGTATGCGGTGTATGCGGTTGTATTTACAGGAACGCCAGTCGTGTAGTTTTTAAGAGATATTGCACTTGCTGGAATACTGTTTACAACATAAAACCCATCAGTAAGTTGAGTCATTCCAAGAACGCCGCTGACATACACAGAATCACCAACAACAAATTGATGAGCAGACGAAAGCGTCAACACGCCAGGGTTGGCAAGTGTGATTGCAGTAATGTTAAACGCCTCGCCGCGAGACGCTGTGACCGCAACACCGCTTGGAGTTGTTACAGATGGAACAAATGAAATAGGAACCAAAGTCCATTGCGTTGCGCCAAGTCGTCGTAGTTCGCGTGGAGCGTAGTTCGGATGAACTAGTGTCAACACATCTGAGGACTGGACATGGTGAATGTCAAACAAGTCCGCTGACAAGTATGGGCTTGGAATCTCGTATGCAGGACTTGAAATCAAGAACCAGTATGTTGTGTTGGTTGGTAGGTTGCCTGTTGATGCAAGGATGCAATAGTAATTGTTTCCTAAATAACTAACCATTGCCCCGACCACATATGGTGTTGCTCCGTTATATGCGGCGCCAGTGCCAGCCAGCAGTGTTGCGCCTTGCGTGTGGAATCGGATATAACCATTGCCAAACTCAAGAACCATCGTTTGCGTAGTGCTGTATGTGAATGGGATCAGTCGAGTCTTGTTGGCACTGTTCTTGACTTCGCGCACGAAGGATGTGCCTGGGCGATTCACGGCAGGGCCTTGCGGCAGTGCAATAAAGTTACGCAACTTGGCGGCGCCAGATTGGAACTTTTGATCGTCGATTCGACCAAACATTTCTGGCGACAACTCGCCACCCGCAAATGATCGGTTAAATGTGCGGGTTGTTGGCATCGTTTAGCGCCCGCTCGTCCAAGGGACAATGTGTTCTGGCTTGATGTTGCGCTGATTACTGTCAGATGCTTTCGCAGTCTGCAAGTATCCAGCCATCATTTGAGTGCATCGCTTTGCTTCTGCGGAGCCAGCGTCACCCTTGATGATCGGCCCTGCCAACATGCTTGCCAAGTGCCAACTCAAAGTTAAAACAAACAAGGCATCAAACTTGGTTGAATCCGTGATCAACGCCTGGTATCGCAACACGGCGGCTTCTTGGTTTGTTCGAATTATCTTGTTTCCAAGAGTGTCTACTTCAACGCCGTACGGCTGCGGCGTGTATGACCCAGCAACAACAACAGGTGGGAAGTAAGGCGTGTCGGTTGGAATCAATCGACCCGCGTAGTCATCGTGCGCGTCACCAGCCAACACGGACACGACCGTTTGACAATCGGATGGGACTGCGTACGAGTAGTCCCAAGTGGTGACTGTGTTTGTTAATTCAGCCAACGCAATACGCTTGGACGCAAAGTTCCAAGGATGCAGTTGAAGCAGCGTGTCACGCGCTATGGCGTAGAATCGCTTGCAGTGTTCGGCTTGAG